TGGTGGGTTACCGCCAAACGAATCAGAAAACCGATACTGGAAAAACTCTAACGCGGTGGCCAGTTTTTGTTGACCACTTCATTTAGGTGAGGCAATGGAGCGGACTGTTGGGGATGTGGTTGCGCTATTCACCGCCCCGCCAGCGCCGGTATCTGTGATGGATGAAGACCTGCTTCACATGGCAGCATCTGCGATAGAAGACCTGCTCAGCAACGAAGACAGGTCTGGTGCCGGGGTATGGGCTGACGTGCCTGCCAAGTTACGCCGCGACGCCATGCTTCAGGGTGCAGATGGCGACTCTCCGGTGATTCCAGATGCATACGACATCGAAGCATTTGGTGTATTCAGTGCATCCGAAGGTGAGGATGGTCTGTTGCTGCAGATTGAGAACTTTAGGCTCGGCACGGAAAACTGCCCACAAATCGGCAAGGGGAATATGGTTCCTAAGTTTGCATTGCAGGCAATCATAAATAGGCTGCAGGAACATTGCGACAGCATGGAAAATGAGACTCTTGTCAACATTTTGTCAGCGCCATCAGCACCGCAGCAGGAGGTGAAGTGATGGAAATCATCCAGGGGACATGCAACTGCGGCGAGCCAATCAGCATCGAGTTAAACGCCGATCCAAAGTCGTGCGGCCGCACCGACAGGAAGAGACCGTTCTATCCAGACCAGAACATTGAGCCATTTAAGGTTGGGCAGTTCACATATACCCAGGAGGGCGTGACAACGTTTTACTGCAGGAAGTGCGGCGGATATCTGTCCGAGACGGTTCCTGAGGCTGCGTGGGGACCGATTGATGGCTAATGGCAGGGTAGAAAGCAAGGTAGCGCAGTACTGATGTATAATCCCCTCAAATCAACGAGGGGATTTTTTATGTCGGACTGGAACATTGCAGCCAAACCGCAGGAGGACCGCGATAAGGTTAACGTTGACCTTGCGGCCTCCGGAGTGGCGTACAAAGAGCGCCTGAACATGCCGGTTATTGCTGAGGTGGTGATGCGAGAGCAGCCGGAGCATTTGCGAGATTACTTCCTTGAACGCCTGAAGTTTTATCGAGAGAAGTCGATAACCTTACCGAAAGGTAGCGATCCGGTTTACCTTAAACAGGAGGAAGGGAAGTGAGTCGTCCATCTAAATGCCCAAAATGTGGGTCTAGCAATGTACACAAAGAGTATTATCTTGGTACGCAAACTGGCGATTGGGTATGCAGTGATTGCGGAGAGGTAGGTCAATTGAATGGAGTTCCTATTGGAACCGTGCTGTCTGACCAGAAAGAAGGTAAAGACAAGTCTGAGTAAATTGATTTTCCATAATCAACCCGCCATAATCATGTCATCGGAGCCTGAACAACTCCGGTGACTTCTGCGCATTTAAGGGGACTTAAATGCGACCACAATCTGAACTCCTCACCTTGTCACAGATGCAGAAATGCACCTGCGATTTTCTGCATTCTGCGGTTTCCGTTAAGGAGGCCGTATGAGTATCAAATTCTACCTACGCGACGAGCAGGTTCGCCGCAACCTCATCGACTACATCAACAAGCAGCCTGTAAACGCAGATTTCCCGCTAGTGGTGAGTTTTGCCGACCCTAAGCGCACCCTTCCCCAGAATTCACTGTTCCACGCGCTTTGCGGCGACCTGGCAAAGCATCGCATTCAGTGGGCTGGGTCTGCTTGGTCGCTTCCGTCGTGGAAATCAATTTTGGTCTCCGGTCACTCCATTGCCACTGGAGGGCAGGGGAAGGTTATTGCCGGGCTTGAGGGGGAATTGGTGGCAATTCGCGAAAGCACCTCATCGATGGGGATCAAGCGGATGAACAGCCTGATTGAGTACACCCAGGCTTTCGCCGTCAGCCAGAACATCCAACTTCGCGATGTCCGTTATCGTGGCGATTATTTTGGGAGGCTTGCATGAATAATCCTCTCGCACGCGTCATCACAAACGAAATCTTCCGCGTTCCGACTCGCCGTCAGCGCAAGCCCGTGGTTAATCCGTCCGACATCCCGACACTGAAAGACTACACCGCCCGCCTAGTGGATCAGAAATGGCTGCGTCTCGCGGCGCGGAGGGCGAATGGCTAAGTTACCGCGCCGCAAGTGCGCCCATAAAGCTTGTCGTCAGTGGTTCCACCCGGTCCGCGACGGGCAGGTAGTTTGCTCATTCGAGTGCGCCAGCGCTATCGGCAAAGAACAGACCGCAAAAGCCCGCGAAGCCGCTCAGCAGAAGGAAGCTCAGCGCCAGCGCGCCGAAGAGAAGGCAGGCCGCCAGCGTCGCAAGGCCAAGCGCGAGTCATTCAAGACTAAAGCTCAGTGGGATAAAGAAGCCCAATCGGCCTTCAACCGCTACATACGGATCCGGGACGAGGGAAAAGAATGCGTCAGCTGCGGCAATCCACTCATCGGCAAGAGCAATTACCTGACAGGCAGCGCCATTGACGCCAGCCATTACCGTTCGCGCGGCGCTGCATCGCATCTCAAATTCAACGTGTTTAACGTCCACTCCGCTTGCACCCGCTGCAACCGGCAGTTGAGCGGCAATGCTGTCGAGTACCGGATCCGTCTGATTGAGCGTATCGGACAGGAACGTGTCGAGCGCCTTGAATCTGATAACGATCCGCGCCGCTTCGATATCCCATACCTTCAGCGCATCAAATCCATTTTCACACGCAAAGCCCGCGCGCTGGAAAAACGCCGCGCCCGCCGACAGGAGGCAGCATGAGCACCCATAACACCCTCGCTTTACTCAACTGGTATCGCTCAAAGCATGTCGCCGCTGTAAAGACTCCTGCAGGCATTGTTTTCATGGGGATGCGTAACATCACCGCCGAGCAGCGAAGGACGCTTCTGGCAATCCCGCAGTCAGACCTTGAGGCAGCGTTGAGGATTCAGCAATGACCCGTGACCAGATTATCCGGTACCAGGCAGAAAGCGTTAAGCGCGCCAGCCTGCCGCCAGTAGCAAAGCACAGCCAGACCAAAACCAATCAGCCACATAAGGAAGCCGCATGAACAGTCTGCAACTGGAATACGTACGTCAGCAGCTTATTGTGGCGACCGCAGACCTCAGCGGGGCGACGAAAGGGCAACTGGTAGCTTTCGCCGAGAATGCGCAATTCACCGCGACGGCGCGCAGCCGGGGCCGGAAAAAGGTATTCGACAGGGATAAGCAGCGCATGGTCAACCCAGACGGTCCGCCGATGAGCGGTAGTCAGTCCCGCGCCAAGGGCTCGTCAATCGCGCTTGTAAGTCCGGTAGAGTTCGTGACCGCATCCTGGCGCCGCGCTGTCCTGTCGCTTGAAGACCACCAGAAAGCATGGCTGCTGTGGAACTACAGCGAGAACATCCGGTTCGAGTACCAGGTGGCGATCACTCAGTGGGCTTGGGCAGAATTCCGGGAACAACTCGGTGCGAAGAAAGTAGCCGGCAAGACGATGGATCGGATGAAGAAACTTATCTGGCTGGCGGCGCAGGACGTCAAAGCGGAGCTGGCAGGGCGTGAGACGTATGAATATCATGCGTTGGCGGAGCTGGTGGGCGTGGCTAAATCCACCTGGACAGAAACGTATCTGCCTCACTGGCTGGCTATGCGTAACAGCTTTAAGCGGCTCGATAGCGGTGCGCTTATCTCCGTAACGCGATCACGTTCACAACAAAAGGCGACAAACTCAGAGGCTCAAAAATGAAAAAGATTAACCAGAGCACGTTAAAAGAGCTTCTAAGTTATGACGAGAAGACGGGCGTATTTACGTGGATAAAAAAACGTCAGAATGTAGTGGTAGGAAGAGTGGCTGGGCATATAGATAGACTTGGTTACGAGAGGATAACCATTTCAGGAAAAATATATCTCTCCCATCGTTTAGCATGGCTTTATGTTCATGGATATTTGCCGGAAAAAGAGATAGATCACATAAACAGAATAAGAAATGACAACAGGATTGCCAATCTAAGAGAGGCAACCAGCCAACTAAACTCCCTCAACACTGGCATGTACAAAAACAACACATCAGGAAGCAAGGGCATT